GACCCCGCCCGCGCAGATCCGCGCAGCCGCCAGCGCCGGGGCCGCAACAGTGAAGCTCTTCGTTCCCTCTGCGCTCTCGATGGCGTATTCGTTCCAGATCGTGATCGCCGCGATATACGCGCCATCGGGAAGATATGTCATCACCTTGTGGCTCTGCTCTGAGCCCGGCAGAACGCCCGAGTCATAGACTGTCTGCCCCGCCGCGCTTCTCACGCGCACCTGATAGCCCGTCTGGCTCGCACTCTGCCACGAAATGACCGGCAGCGCCGTCCCCGTGCTGATGCTGGAGACGACCGGAGCCGCCGCAGCCGCCACGATGAACACATATAATGGCTCAGACCACTGTGACCATGTTCCCAGATCGTCGCGCGTCCTTACGCGCCACGCCGCCTGTCCCGCAGTCCCCGTCACGCTTGCGGGCAGCACGACCGCCGCCCGCCTTGCCGTGGTCGAGCCGGTATAAACGTCCGTGTAATCCTCTGCGCCTGCGGGCTTCATCTGGATCTGTACGCCCGCCTGCGCCCGTCCGGAAACAGAGCTGTGTTCCCATAAGAAGACGACCGTCTCGCCCTCTGTAATGTTCGCTCCGTCCGGGCTCAGAGCCGTCGCCTTACCCGACTGGTTGACGCAGGTGCATCGCTGCCATGCCGTCCATTCCCCTTCAATGCCGTCGTCCGACGTGACCTTCACGCGCCAGCTTACCGCCTCCGCGCCTGTCATGTCGACCGATGGAATGGTCGCCGTCGTTTCCGTCGTTCCCGTGATCGTCTTCGTCGCGGACGTCACGCCGCCTTTGACCGTGTAATACTGCACGGCAAAGGATGCCTGCACCGGCGCTGTATTGAAGTAATACTCCGGTTCCGGAACCGTCCACGAAAGCACCACCGCCGCATCGGGCGCGGTATATGCCCCCGCCGCCGGGGACAAATTCGCCGGTTCCAGCTTGATATCCGCCACACGGACAGTCAGCTTGATACTGCTTAACAGCAGACTGATGTACGTCTCAAAAAGCGTCTTTGTGCTGTCCTTCGGACGTGCATCACTCGCCATGATGATAAAGCACAAGCCGTTGTTGATCGCTTGCCGCAGGCTCTCCGTCGCGCCGATGTCTGTCCAGCCGCGCGGTCGGCAAGTGACCTCTTCATTCGCCAGCATTGTTGATGCCCATCTCTGGTCGACCGTCGCCATGTTCGGCTTCGTGTTCCATGTCACCGTCGACGGCTCAAAGCTCGAAGCCGCAACCTGCACCGCGACATAGGCAGACGTACATCCATCCGAGATCATGTCCGGTGTGAAGACCAGAGAACAGCCCTCGTCCGTCCAGTATTCTACCAGCTTCTTGTCGAACTGTAGCGCCGTGTTCAGGCTTCTGTCCCACTTGACCAGAATCGCGGCTGCCGCGCCCTCGCGCAGCGTTCCCTGCATCAGCGTCCATTTCTTCGACATCATCATCGAGCCGTCCGTCGGACCTACCGGTGTACTCCGGGTATCCGGATACTGCTCATCGACCTGCACAAAAAGCGCGTTGTCCAGCGTAACAAGCCGGGAATTGATGTATTGTGCCATGCTTACCTCCCGTATTTCCGGTTATACTGCTGGGCGCTCTCGGCAAGCTCTACCACCTGCGCCATGCTGCGCACTTTCGAAACGTCCAGATTGAAGTAGTTGTTGACCACGCCCCCGGAGCCGCCGCCCGTTGCAAGCGCCCGCCGCGCTCGGCTCTGCGTCGCGCTGTAGATCCGCTCACCGCCGCGCAGCTCGATTTCCTCCGGACCGTTCTCACCGACGAGGAACCGCCCCCGCGGAGCCGAAGCCGTGCCGCGGGCGAAGCCGTTCTGCTTGCCCTGACTCTTTGCTGTGTTGACCGCCGAGGAAACTGTGCTTGCCGTACTCTGCGAGCGCTTTGCAAATGCGTCCATCGTGGAGCTGGCACGCTCCGCGCCCTCTGTCAAAGCAACCAGCAGATACACCAGCAGCGACACCGCCGCAACGACCATCATTACGATCATCGCCGTCTGCATCAGCGACGGATTTGCCGCGCGGAACGCGCCCGCCAGCTGCCCGATTGCGCCGGTTCCGTCGTTGATTGCCTTGTTGACCTTTGTAAAAATTGTGATCGCCAGAATGATCGTCGTAATGATGATCGTGACCGACGGAGGCAGACTTGCCAGCATCTCCAGCATCTCAACAATCGTCGAAACGACAAACAGAATGATCTGCCCCCACTGTTCCAGCGTCTCGCCGTTTTCCTCAATAAAATCGCTGATCGTCTGCAAGACCACGAACCGCGCGGGCTCCAGCGTCCCCGCCAGATCGTTCATCGCCTGCTCATAGTCAAACGACGCCTCGCCTGCTTCTACCAGCGCCTGATTGTTCTGCACATAGGCGGCGTAGCTTTCCGCAAGCCCTGTGTTCGCCAGCGTCTGCATGACGATGTTCTGCCGCGCCGCCGTGCCGCCCGCTGCCTCCATGCGGGCGTTAAAGGAATCGATATCCACGCCGCAGCGTTCCAGCAGCTCCGCGAACTGCCCGACGCCTTTCCCCGTCGCAACCGTCTCCTGCAAGCTGTCCGCCAGCGATTCAATTTTCAAAGTCTCCGGGAACCGCACCACCGCGCCCGCGAGATTTTCCACGACTGTATCGAGCGTTTCGCCCTTAAAATCCGCTTGCATCAGATTCGCCAGCGCCTCAATATTGTCTTTGCTGTCGCTGCTCACGCCCTGGAGCTTGCGCAGAGAATCTTCGACGTGTTCCATGCTCTCGCCCGCTTCTTCGGCGCTCGCCTTGAGCTTCGCCATATTCTGCCGGGCTTCTTGCGTGTTCTCAATCAGCTTTGCAAGGCTTGTAATCAGCTTCTCAATGCCGCGGGCGATGAGATTGCCGAGCGCAACCGTCATCGTATTGAAGCCTTCCGAAGCGCTCTTTGCATCGTCCCCGGACTTCTTCGCCTTCTTGCCTGCGCCCTCTGCGCCGCTGCCGGCCTTCTCGGATTTTTCGCCCATCTGGTCGAGTGCGTCGCCGGTCTTGCCGACCTTTTCCGCACTCTCAGCGGCAGCATCTGCCAGTTTTCCGGTCTTCTCCGCCGCCTGATCGGTGCTGTCTGCCATCGCGTCGGCGGCATCCGCCGCGTCTCCCATCTGCTCATGTAGCCGGTCGATCTCTTCATAGCAGTTCCCCGCCGCCTGATAAAGCCCCTCCAGCGTCCGGTTCGCCGCGTCCAGCTTCTTTTCCGCGTTCTCCACGCCGATATCTGAGAACTTCGCCGCGCGCAGCTCCTTTTCCAGCTGCTTTACGACAGCCCGCTGCGCCTCGATCTTCTCATTCGTCTGCGCGAGCTGTCCTTCCAGCAGCTGAAGCTGCTCCCGCGCCGCGTCCATGTTGAACGCCGAGGCAGCGGTACGCACCTTCTGGGCGGTCTGCTCTGCGCCCTGCCCGAGATCTGCAAAGCCTTCCTTTGCCGCCCTCGCGCCGCTGGCAGCCTCCTGTCCCGCGTTCTTCGCCGCTTCGTCAATTTCCTCCAGCTTCGGCTTGATGCCGCTCACAGCGTCAGAAATGACCTGCTTCAGCTCCCCGACCGCCTTTTTCAGCCCGTCGAGATCCAGCTTCGAATCAATTTTTACGCTGCCATCGTAGTTGTTCATTCTATCCCTCCCGGCATTGACTCTTCCGGAAAAAAGCGCTATAATTTTCTGGAAAATCTGAAAACGGAGGTATTACCGATGTCTGTTCTGACGATCCTCTGCATTTCCCTGATTCCCGTCGCGCTTGCCGCGCTTGTTTTCTATTTCCTTTTCCGCGTCTCCACAGGCGAAATCGATGAGCGGTATATTGAAAACGGAACCTATACCACCGATTTTTCCCTCTGCCGCCATCTCGACGAAAAGATGCTCTACTATCCCGCCCACGGCGTCGGCATGAAATACCTCAAGGTCTATATGAACATCATTCTTCCCTGGCTTGCCGTTTCGCGCGTTTTGAGCGTCCTCACCATGGGCGAAGAGCCGCTTGATCTTTTTTACTGGATTCACATTTCCGTCATGGTCCTGTTTCTTATCAACGCCGTTCTCATCCGCCAGATCGATGCCGCGTCTTTCGTCGTGAACGTTCTCGCGCACGCCGCCTTCATTCTGGAGTTTGTCTCGACCGCCGGGCTCGGATTCCTGCCGGTTACACTTGTG